ATGGTTCACCTACTGGGCAGAAGGCACACCTGTATAACGTATGTGACATCACTGTTGACTCACCACACATCGTTGTATGTGAAGGTGAACTAGATGCGATAGTTACTAGCGGTGAGCTTGGTATCCCTGCCGTGGGTGTACCTGGTGTTGCTGCGTGGAAGCCACACTTTCCTAAACTATTTGCGGGGTACGAAACTATTTATGTTGTCGGAGACAACGATATTAAAGAGGATGGGTCTAACCCTGGTGCTGAGTTTGCTAAGCGCGTGGCGAATGAGGTAATGAACTCACAGATTGTTACACTACCGCCAGGTATGGACATCAATGATTACTACTTGGCTAATGGAATTGATGCTACAAGAAAGTTACTGATAGGGGAGTCAAATGTATGACGATGACAAGAAGCGAGTGGGACACGATGGTACAGACTTTGCAGCATATGGGCTTCCAGATCCTAGAGATCAATATGGAAACCGAGACTATACTCCTTCGGCCTATGCCGACAAGGTAGATGCAGCTTTCATTGCAGATGTTTGGCGTATTATGGATCAAGCAGGCAACCTATTGGTGCGTAAGCATCACGACTACGGCCCAAAGAACATTGCTCACTCACCAGGTGGACCACTTAATGGTCTGCGTGTACGTATGTGGGACAAGATAGCACGTATCAATAACTTGCTTGACTCAGGCGTTAAGCCAAGCAATGAGTCGTTGCGTGATTCATTCTTAGATTTACTTAACTACTCAGCTATTGCAATGATGGTACTAGATGGCGTATGGCCTGAAGTACAGGAACCAGACTGTGACTGAACTACACCCAGTAATCTATGACCTAGTGCCTAGCGTTGCTAACACCATCCATCGTAGGTATAACAAGCACGTTGAGAAGGATGACATCAAGCAAGAGTTGATGGCGTGGGCTATGACTAGAGTGGAAGACCACATCATTGATCTAATGGAACCTATTGAAGAGCGACGCAGACACAACGAACAGCGCATTGCGTGGCAGATGAAGCGTGCAGGAGAACGCTATGCACGCAAGGAGAAGGCAGCTAAGTCTGGCTATCAGACTAATGATGAAGCCTACTACGAGTCAGCTACCCTTGGTCAGTTGCTACCCTTTGTTATTGCATCAGTCATAGATGGCACAGTATTAGAGCAAGCACAAGAGATGATTAGAGATGGGCAACCTAAAGGTTCATCATCTCCGGCAGAAGGTGGCAACCTACTTGCTAACCTCATTGACATCAAGAAGGGTTTTCTTAAGTTAGACCAAGAAGACCAAGCCCTCTTGCGTATGCGTCATCACGAGAGCTTTACCCTGCAACAGATAGCACAGGTACTAGAGTGTGCTATCTCTACCGCAGATCGTAGATGTGCTCAGGCTTTGCGTAGGTTGCAGGATAATCTAGGCGGGGTTAGTCCCTGGCAATGAACGAAGAGTTATTATTTACCTTCTTGCGTGAGAGTTTGTACCCAGATTTAGTAAAGTCTGAGGGCATCTTTGATGCCTACGACTGTATCTCCAAGCAAGCAGGTCACTACATAGAGTTAAAGTGCAGGGCGGTACACTACAACACCTTGCTGATTGAAGAGATGAAGTATCGCAAGCTCATCACACAAGCAGCAGAGCGTGACCTTATCCCGTACTACATCAACTCTACCCCTGCCGGTATCTTCTCCTTCGACCTATTGGATTTACCAGAACCAGTATGGTTTAATCACCAGATGCCAGCGACAACTGAGTTTGATAGGGTTGAAAAGGTTGAGAAGTTAGTAGGTTATTTACCCATAGAGGAGGCGGTGCAGCTCTAATGCAGTACGACTATCGTTGCCCTGATTGCAACACAGTATTAACTATTGAACGCAGTATCCACGAGGAACCTCGTGAGCCTTCTTGCTTTGACTGCCACATACCAATGATACGTAAGTGGGACACGCCCTCTATCACCTTCAAGGGTAAAGGGTTTTACTCTACTGGTGGATAGTGTTATGCTTTAGCTCTTGGTAGGCGACCGCCTATTGAGTGCTAGCAAGAAGCCCCCGCCAGTTACGGCGAGGGCTTTTTGTTTTGCCAGGAAAGGGTTAGAAACCCAGCAAGATTATTCAGTACCAGCCGACTCTGTCGGAGTGTCGGAGAGCGCCACAGAAACTGTTTCGATGGCGGTGCATAACGTATCGTACACCTCGAAGGATTTGTAGTTCAGGTTGGCTACTACGTTCTCCAAGGAGCTGAGCAATTCCGTAAGCTGAGCTTCTTGGTTTGCCCGAAGCGTCTCTTGGGCGAGCCAAGTGGTCGAAGCGGGATTCACGGGTCCAAAGTGTGACCGCACACTTCCTCTGCTGGTGATTGTAACCGAGTGCTCTGAGGAAACTAACTGCAAGTGCCTTGTTCTCACGCTTCTCCTCCATCGTTGCCTTCGTCCGCTCTATCATAATCGGTACGTCCTGCAACTTCGGGGACTGCGTTCGCTCTGGTATGAATACCCACAGTAAGCCTACTATTACTATCAATGATCCAAGTCTTGCCCTCTTGCTCATCAAAACTCCTTTGTTCATCAAGCAACTGCTTGTATGTGTCTGGGTATAGGTGCGCTAGGCGCACGAGTGCCTTGTCTCTTGCCCTTCTGTAATTGCGGTAGTGGATAGATTGTCTCCCGCTGACTTCTTTACTCTCCATTGATATTGTCCTCCCACACTATAAGCACATAGGCTATCACCATTACTATCATTATCCCTAACACTAAGCTCATCTTCCTACCTTCCTTGCCTGCTGAATAATCTCGGTTACGTCTATCGTCTGCCCTACTAGGTGAGCATCTTCCTCATCACTATCCCACGCAGATACCAGCACTCTGCTGCCGGTAGGCGCAAGGCTAAGCCACTGCATACACTGTTCAGCACTAGCCCCGCCCCACTCGTTCTCTCCCTCTGGCGTAACCACTTCATAGAATAGAATTAGATCAGATTTAGGCGGGTGTATGGTGTAGACGTTACTCACTATCGTCCTCCAATTCTTTTAGGTATCTCTCAATCGCTTCTGCCTTATGGTACTCAGCGTCATAATCAAAATTATTCTTAGCTATCTCTAACGCTTCGATAAGTAGTTCATTAGTTATCACTCTCGTCCTCCTCAAATCCAAATAGCTGCGACAGGGCAGAGTTAGCCCTGCGTAGGTTAGCGATAGCTCGCGCTATCTCCTCTTGCTGAAGGTCTATCTCAGCTTGATTAAGGCATAGGTCTACCTTAGCCTCTAAGTATTCTCTATTCACTCTCGTCTCCTTTCGGACAGTCTGCATACGGGTTCTCTTGTCCTTCATTATCTTCACATAGACAGAAGTTAAAGTGCTCTACCTGAGTGACGTGAGTTAGTTCTGCTAACTCTGACCAGCTTAGATCTCTACTCATTACGCTACCTCCTCTACTACTACATCGTCATAACCTAAGTCTTTCCATACCTTAACAATTTTAAGCGCTTGTGAGTGTGATAATAGATTGCTACTCATCTCACTACCGCCTACCCATACTGTCCACTTACTCATTATCCTCTCCCTCTAGTAGTTCCTTGTCGTTGCACTTCTCGCACCACTTACGCATATTCTTCTCCGGGTAAAACCACATATCACACTCCGGACATCTCATCTCGTCCCACGTATCCATCTTCATTAGTAGCTCCCATCTTTCCCGGAGTTCCACCCACATCTATCGCAGGTAACCTTACCCTCTACTGTCTGGCTATCTCCACTCATTAGGCAACCACATACCCAACACTTACCGTAGCTCATAGCCCACTACCTCCCACGCACTATTTAACTTAGCCTCTTGCCACTCTCCACAATGCTCGCAAGAATAGTCTGCATTGATAGTAGATAGCACCAACCCGCGTAACCCGCAGAATTTACACTTATCCATTAGACACCTCCACGTGTACCGGTGGAAACTCACCAAAACTTCCTAGCTCTATCTCTTCCTCATCTAGTAATAGGGTAACGGTTATGTCGTTGATGATCGTCTCGTCTATCTTTCCGAGCTCGTCCTCTATGTTATTCATACCGTTAATCGTGGCTTGCCCGTAGGCTTCATCACTAAGGTTACCTATCGTATCGTCTAACTCTAGGCATACGTTAGTGGTAATCGTTAGATAATCGGTTACGAAAGTAACGCGGTAGTCGTAGTTCATTACTCTCCCTCTCCACACTCACAATAGTGACCGTCCGTGTAGCAGACATAGAGCCCGCTAAAGTGAGTACGGTAACCGTAGCTACGGTATCCCTCACTATCTTGTACGTAATATCTCCCGTGCATATCTTGTTTAGCGCCGGCTATCTCGCGCTCTCTCTCTAGTGTGCTCATTAGGCTACCTCTACTATCGTGTATTTAGCGTGCTTCAATAGGTCATACATAGCTTCATCAAAAAAACACTCTCTCGCATATTCTCTAGCCTTATCTTCACTCTCTCCCTCTACCTCATAAGCTACCGGTAGTAGTTCGATCTCTATTCTGTAACGCATAGCTTTAACCCTTTCATTAGTTACCTTACTAACCTTTAGTAAAGTAGTACCTTACTCTACCGTACTAGGATAGAGCAAGATACTACGCCACTAACTAAATGACACGCATAGGCATAAGTAAAGCTCTCCACTCTACTTTAGTAACAGGTAAGTGAATCATCATAGGCTTACCCTTACCCATAAACTCCACGCGTACCGCGTTACCCTTACCGGCTATCTTGCCATAGTCAGCGAATAGCGCCGGGTTAAATGCGATCTCACCTAATGGCTCTCTCTCGCTCTTGTTAAGTAGGTCATCAAAAGTAGCCGGGTAATTAGCCTCTAATAGTTGCACGGTGATAGAGCTACCGCTCACGCTCACGGTTAGTAGGTCACCGATACGGTTAAGAGTTACACGGGACACCTTGTTAGACTTAGCTAACTCTATAACCCGCTTAACATCACTTAGTGAGAGTAGGCTCTTAGATAGTTGCCCGTGCTCTACCTCTATCTTCCCCTCTATTAAGCGGTATCTATCGGTAGCACGTGCCACGAGATAACCCGCTCCCTCTCCCTCTAGTTGCACGCTGTTGAGCGCGTATAGGCTCTTATCCTTGCTTGAATGCGTGCTCGCTCCCTCTAATAGCTCCACGAGAGCGCTATTCTCAAGCTCTACCGTGTCGGTCACGCTCTTAGTCTCTTGTACTGTACTCATAACTTAACCCTTATTCTCTTAGTAAACCCGGCTAGGTGCCGGCTACCGCTCTCTCACCCGTAAGCAAGAGAGCGATAGTCACTCACCTAGTGAAGCTCTTATCCATACAATTCGCCATAGTGTCTAGGCACCACTCTTCACCCGTCCACCATAGGTGACCGCTTAGGTAATAGATAACCGCAATTAGTAGCCCGATAGCGATACCGGCGACAAGGTTACCGCGCTTAGATAGCTCTCTCATTAGAGCCACGCTTGCTTTAGTACGTAGCCGGCGCGATCTTGTCCGGTGAATAGTACGCTTGAAAGATTATAGACAAGGTGAAAGCCCATATCCATACCGCACCCATTCACACGGATAGCTCTATGACCCTTGCTCTCTATTAACTTATCGCCTAGGGCTTGCGCTGCATAATAGGTTATGTCTGCAATATCTTCACCGTCTGCAATTACTAGCGATATATTGCGAGACATACCGCTAGAGCTTACGTGGCGCAGAATCGTGTAAACCTTAGTGCCGGGCTTTACGTAATAGGTTAGTAGTCTTTCAATAGCATATTCACGGTCTAGTTGCTCTTGCGCTCTCTTGCTTAGTGTCTTAGTCATAGTCTTAACTCTTATCTATAGAGCTTGTTAGGTAAGTGAGTAGCTCTACAGGGATAAACATACACGACTATACCGCTATGTACAACTCTTAACGGTCATAGTTTAATGGTGACCGGTCACGTAACACCTTAGACAACTAGCCCGGTTATGTCTAGGATCTAATAGCTATGCAATAGCCGGAAGAGATAGGGCAAGGTCACCGGGTTAGCCGGGTTAGGTCATAGCTTTACGGGCTAAGGCTATAGGTTAGGTAAAGGGTTAGAGTTAGAGCGGTTACTTAATTAGAGAGAGCTTAAGGGTTAGGGGTAGCCGGTGCGGTAGTCAGCCCCACAGTTTTCTATAAAGTTATCCACAGGTCTGACCAGTTATCCACAGGCAGGGGGGTGGGGGTCTGCCCGTCTGCGCGGTAACCGACACCCCCCGTTGTTGATTCCGACCGCGGTGGTATGTATACTCCCCAACAAAAAATATTTGCTAAAGTCAAAGCTAATATGGCCTCTGACCTGCGGTTATATATACTGTGATGAAGGTCACATTGTAAAAACGGGAAATGCGTTAAATTTCCTGCCTTATATATAGTAAGGGGTTTTAATAGGAAAAGCCCTGAGCTGCTACGGTATGGCCTCTTACGAGGCCCCTAGGCCGAGTTCAGTCTTACCCCTCAGTTCGCTGTGGCTCCTTCGGGCGTTAAGCCCGACCTGCCCAGTACTTTTAGTGGGGATAGCTCTATCTACTGGTAGATAAAACCTTCCTCGCCTAGTAAAGATATGATCCGATTCCGGCCCGTCCCCAATAAATTTTAGGAGATCACGTGGCTGACAATAGTGCCGACATCGCCAAGAGAATCATCCTTGGTTGTGTAGCAGAGGGTATGACCATCGAGCAGGCTTGTGCCTCGGCTGGTAAATCCATTAAGACCTACGAGTACTACCGACGTACCGATAAAGTTTTTACAGACAAGGTTGACCGAACACGGCTTGGTCTTAAGGACAAGTCCTTTGCCTCCGGTGATGTTCACGACCTAACCTTTGCCGAGTTCCGCGAGAAGTTCCTGCACTCTAAGACCTTCCCACACCAGCAAAACCTGGTAGATATGATCGAAGGCCGCGAACCTGGTTGGCTACACCCTTCTATGAAGTATGAACCAGGGCTAGCATCTAATAGAATTTTATTAAACATTCCGCCCAACCACGCCAAATCAATTACGATCACGGTGGACTATGTAACCTGGCAGGTAGTACGTAACCCCAACTTTAGAGTTTTGATTGTTTCCCAGACCCAACAGTTAGCTGCCGACTTTCTCTACGCCATCAAGCAACGCCTGACTCATCCGATGTATGAATCACTCCAACAGGCTTACGCTGCTGGCGTAGGGTTTAACTCTAAGTCAGCTTCGTGGCAGGCAACCCGCGTCACCTTTGGTTCCGAGCTACGTGAGTCTAGTGAAAAAGATCCAAACATCGAAGCCATTGGTATCGGTGGTCAGATCTACGGTAAGCGTGCAGATATGATTATCGTAGATGACGCTGTTACCTTAAAGAACGCTAACGAGTTTGAAAAGCAAATCCGCTGGTTAACCCAGGACGTACGCTCACGTTTGAACCCTACGGGCAAACTTGTAGTTATTGGTACCAGAGTTTCAGCTATGGACCTATACCGCGAGCTTCGTAACGAAGACCGCTACCCTGGTGGACTGGTCCCGTGGAAGTACTTGGCTATGCCTGCGCTTTTGACTACGCACGAAGACCCTGAGAAATGGGAAACTTTGTGGCCTGCTAGCGATGCTCCATTTGATGGACAACAAGAATCTGACAAGAACGAAGACGGCCTCTACCCTAGATGGAATGGTCGCAACCTTTACAATGAACGCCAAGCTATGGATGCAAGTACCTGGGCTTTGGTGTATCAGCAACAAGATATCTCAGATGATGCCATCTTTGATCCGGTATGTGTGCGAGGTTCTATAGATGGTATGCGTAAAGCAGGTCGCTTGGTTCCTGGTAACCCAGGCCATCCGCGTGATGTTAATGGCTTTTCTTTTATTTGTGGTCTTGATCCCGCTATGGTTGGTGATACAGCCGTCGTTTGTTACGCTGTTGATAGGGCTACACATAAACGCTATATCGTTGATGCTATTAAGATCACTAGGCCAACACCTGCTGCGATACGCCAACTAATCTTTGACTGGACTTCCCTGTACCAGCCTAGTGAGTGGATAGTAGAGAAGAACGCTTTTCAATCTTTCTTAACGCAAGACGAGGGCATCCGCCAGAACCTTGCCTCACGAGGCGTTCTATTACGCGAACACCACACTGGAACCAATAAGTGGGACTCAGGATTCGGTGTTGCGTCTATGTCAACATTGTTTGGCACCAAGCAATTTGATGGCAAGCACCACCGCGACAACCTTATTCACTTACCTAGTGACCAGACTGAAAACGTCAAGGCGCTTATCGAACAATTGATTACGTGGTCACCAACTACTAAAGGTAAGACCGATATGGTGATGGCTCTGTGGTTCTGTGAGATCAGAGCACGCGAGATGCTTAACCAAGGTATGCACAAGACGCACCATATGAAAAATCCTTTTCTATCTCGTTTCGAGGTAGGCAAACGAACAGTTGTCAACATAGATGAACTGCTCGCAGAAAAAGATCGTACGTTCATCTAACTAGGAGATAACAATGCCAAATATGAAAAAGCCTGCGCCTAAGAAGCCAGCTACTAGGTTAGTAGCGCCAGCAAAGAAGAAACCTATGTCTCTTACAGGACCAGCAGCAGTAGAAGCATTGCAAAAGCGTGTATCACCTGCCGGTGTTAAGAAGGCAGAATCTGGCGCTAAGAAGGCCATTGACAAGAAGTACCCAGGTCTTTACAAGGCAACCAAGAAAGTTACAGGTAAGGTCAACAAGTCAAAGGAAAGCACTACTCTAAGTCCAAAAGAAAAAGAAGGACTTAAAAAGGGTATTAACAAAATATTTTCAGATAGCAAAAAGAAGGCTAAGGCAGAAACGCAAAAGCGCAAGGCACCAGACAGCAACTTTATTGCAAGAATGTAAGGATTACAAATGGCTAAGAAAGTACCAGTAACTTCAGTTACTCCAGCATCAAAAGTTAAGGCTACATCAAAGGCTCAACAGGCACGCACGCGTGGACTTGTTATGGGTATTGCTACTGCCACTCCAGCAGGTCGCGTTGCCAAGACAGCAGCAACTGCTGTTAAGGCAGCAACAAAAGTTAGTTCTGCTGCACGAGCAAATACACGTGCTCTCAAGGCTGCTAACAAAGATGTTGGTATTAAATACAAAAAGGGTTACAACGAAAGTAACTACTCTGGTCGCAATGAATCAAAGCCTAAGCAAGTTGCTAAGACAAAAATGCGTGGCAACAATCCTGATGCTCCAATGACGTCGCCTTCTTCATACAAGGCATCAAAAAGCGGATACAATAATTGGGCTAAAAAGAATCCAGAACTTGCAAAAGCAAATCCACCAAGTGGAAAATACTCACCAAATATTTCACGATCAGAAAAAGAAATGAAAAAATTAAGCAAGTTAAACAAAAAGTCTAAGTAAGGAACCCCATTGTTATCAGTCAAAGAAGTAGACGCTAAGCTAGCACGCTTACGTACTCGCTCATCAGCGCGAGATCAACGTATGCGTGATGTGCTCTCGGTGCGTCAGGGAGATATCTCTAAGGTATACCCTGCAATGTTTTCAGAGGAATACCCAA